GTAAGGCTCCGGGGGTGGTCGAGTCGCGGTTTTCCGCGGCGTAAATCGTAGAACGTCGTGAGACGCGTACGATGGGGTGTATTGCCCAAAAGCCGATCGAGTATACTCGTAGGTGGCGTTATGCGCTGTTGGAGACGATATTCTGCGAACGTCTACCAACCTGGAGTGCCGTATGTCTGAAGATCAAACGACCTTCTACAACTCGTACAACGTGAAGTACATCGGTGGATTGGCTACTGCCACCTATGTGAGCTACGCACGTAATGTTCTCGTGCGTCCACCTAAAGTTGATTACCTAAGGTTCTACCTTGCGAACGGCTACATGCCAATCCGCGAGTATGAGGCCTCCGGTCTTCGTCAAAAGTACATTCCTAGTACTCTTGAGGTGGTTGAGACTAAACGCTACACAACTTATCCGTATAGCGTCTATGGGTCCAAGGTCGAAACTTTCGTTGGTAATTTCTCCATAACAGTACCAGATGAGCCAGTTTTAGGGCTCGATACCCTTCACGGGAATTGGTATGATAGTTTGTGGGACGAGTTACACGCCGACGCGAATGCCCGTGCCCTTGATCGTATAAGGAGCGCGCAAGCAGGGATTGCCGAGACTATTGTCGAGGCCCGTAGGTCGCGTGACATGATGGTGGATGCTGCAAGCAGGGTGTTGAATGCCCTTAATGCAGTGCGACGACGCCGTTTTCGCGAAGCTGCCGAACACCTCGGGATGGGTGAAGTGCCCCCCGGTATCAAGAGGCGAAGGCCTCCTAAGGTGTCAAAGTCCAAGTACTTAACGGACAATTGGCTGGCTTATCGGTACGGTTGGACACCTCTTTACATCACTGTGGCGGAAGCCATGAAGGTGACGCACGACCACGTTTCACGTGGGGTTGTTCGTGTGGTCAAGGGTAAGTCCGCAAGGACATATACCGGCTGGAGAGATGCGCCCACAGCGTTAGATGCACCCTTCGACAATGTAGTCCAGGGAATTCCTCCTCGTACGTATGTTAATACGACGGTTCGGATCACCGGGCTCAAAAGTTACAAGGTGCAGTCGCAGTACGTTGTACGTTTCGACAATAACAATGTCGTGACAGCCGACAGATTAGGGCTGCTCAATGTGGCCGGTTTAGCGTGGGAGCTTGTTCCTTATAGCTTCGTGGTTGACTGGTTCATCAATATCGGTGACTTACTATCCGATATGACAGCACTTGCCGGTTCTACCGTGTTGTCTCGCGGTAAGACGTACTTCTATGAAAAGTCGATAGAGAGAACATCCTACTATCGTACCTTCCACTCCCAGTTTTACCCGTCCAAGAAAACTAGCAATTACATCAACGCTAGCATGACGGTTGGGAAACATTCCAGAGCTGATTGGAAAATGAAGCGATGGGTGTATACCACAGCAGAACCACGAACAGTCCAATTTTCAAATGGACTCAACATGGTGCGACTAGCGGACGCTTTCGGTCTGGCCAGGGGACTGCTCACAAATAAACAGTGGGCAGCGCTGACTTTGCGCGGTTGGGTTTCACGGACACCGTCCGCTCCCAATCGTAGTAAACGCAGCAACAAATGGTTAGGCTACGAGCATCTGTAAACTGGCACTATTATTATCGCTCTT